GTTGAGCGCTGCAAGTTGCCTAACCCCACATTGAACGAAAAGCTGATGAGTGCATCAAGGCGAGGCTGAGTAAGACCAACAGGACATAATCGTGATACGCCAGCCTCAAAGCGTTGTAAGTCCTTTGTAAGAATCTCATCAACCTCCGCCATAGACAACGTGCGGTTCCAACCTTGTGGAATGGGTAAGGCTTTACGCTCTTCGATTTTGACATTGATGTGGCTTGGATCAATGACATGTCCCACGCCAACGGTCCAAAGCAAAGCCGGACAACGATAAGGGCGCACGCGCACACCTTCGTGATGCTTGATCATCTTGAGTGCGTGTTCGCTGATCATTTGGCAAAGGCTCGGCTTCCAAAGTGAAACGCCACAATCGCCGCCCAAATTTGCTGCGTGTCATCATCCCATAGCTGATCCAGCATCAGATCGAATGGAACGTTTGTTGTCCAGGCGTACCAGAATCCGCCAATCTCAACAAACACTAACAACATGAACATGCCATAGGTAAGCACTGGGCGCACTAACGCTCTGGTGTTTTTAACCCACTGGCTTGTTCCTTCGCCAATAGCAACGTCATGCGCGTATAACGCTTTCATTTCCTCGGCTTGGGTTTGCATAGCAACTTGCTCGGTATGTATTTCCTCGATGCGTTGTTGCGCTAGCAATCCCATGGCGGCTAACTCACGCTCACGCTCATTTTGCATACGGGCAAGTTCCAACTCATGCGCCTTATCTTTGGAGTCCTGCCAAAGATCCAGCAACTTAGGAACGCCCCCTGCTAAGAATGACAGGAGCGTGGATAAGAGCGTCATCATTTACTTGATCTTCAATACCAAGTTAAGCAATAAAACAATGATCGTTCCGGCGGTAGTCATAACCACCATCTCCAATCGCTTAAGCCTTGCATTGATTTGCCCATAACGTTCTTCGCAAACCGCTTCGTGCGTTTCAATCTTTGCCATTGCGTTATCAGTTGGTGTCATGCCCTTCACCTTGATGTTCTTGAAGTTGCGATTCAGCTTGACTTTTAAGCAATTCAAAAAGTGGATATGCGCCAGAGTGCGTTGGCATACTTCCAACAATGTTGATCAGCATTTGCGCGTGCTGCGCATCAAGCGTAAACGTAAATGACTTCATCTTTAAGCCGCCCAAGGAAGTGTTGGTGTAATGATTGGATGATTGATCTGGTTGTCAATCTGCGTCTGCACTGCCGCCTCGGTTGCAGCTTTATCCACACCATTGGCCCAAATCCAGCCAAGCACGATGTCTAAAGTGAGGTCTTGATAGGGGATGAAGCTCGTCCCCTGCACCACGGGCAGTGAGCAAGTTGAGTACACAGAGGCGTTGTAAGTGCCATCAGTGCCGTTGCACGTCCAGTGGACATTGATGACGTAATCCTGACCTTCAGGGGCGTTGGGTAGACAATTTAGGGCTGTCACAACCCAGTTAAACGTAGTTGCCATTTCAGTTTCCTTTCAGAGTTGCAAGTTCGGCTTTCACCGAGTCGAGTTCAGATTTGAGTTCTTGGATGCATTTCATCAGAGCGTACTGAAGATCGGTCTGGTAGATTGACAAGCGCATCTTGGGGTTTTCTTCCGTACCCCAGTTGCTTTCCATTACCAATTCAGGCGCAACTGCTTGAACGTCTTGCGCCACCACGCCGAGCGTCAGGCCGGGATCATCCTCGGATTGGCCGATGTAGTTGAAGGTCTGTACCGGGATGGCGCAGATGGTGTCGAGATAAGACTTGGCAGGTGCGAAGTTGGTTTTTTCTCTGCGGTCAGACAGATTTGCGTCATTGCCTTGGTAATTAGAAATGCCACCGTTGTATTGAACATAAAACCTATATCCATTGTTGGTTGCATTCGTGTTATATAAAATAAACGCAGACGCTGAGGCGCTTGCAGTATCGGAAACAATAGAAACAACCGGCTCTGTACCGCTATTTATGGTTTTTACCCCAACACCAACAGTTGTTGAACTGTTTGTCGTCCCAATCCCGAGGTTGCCAAGGGCATCAATATTTACTTTATACAGTAATCCAGAACCAACTTGAAACTCAAGACCGCCACCACTCACGCTAGTGATATAGGCTTCATATGTATTGCTACGGCGAAAGCCAATGGCAGGAGATGCACCAGATTTATTTAAATCAATTGAGCCTGTTGAGTTGATATTTCCAACCCCCAAATTCGTCCCATCAAACGTCAGCGCACTACCACTCGTCAGCACCTTGCTGCCATCCAGATACACCACGCCGTTGGCAGTGCCGCCTGAGAGGGTCAGGTTGCCCGATAGCGTAGCCGCTGCTGCGCTAATCGTTCCCGTCAGTGTCGGTGAAGCCGACATCACCACGTTACCCGTACCCGTAATGGCGTTGCTTGTCAGTGCCTTACCCGCAGTCGTGAATACGGCTTGAGAAGCTGTTAAAGATGACAGCACGGGCGCGTTAGTGAACGTCGTGTTGCCTGATGACGATAGTGTCGTAAACGATCCCGCACCCGCAACGCTCTGTCCTATGGACACGCCGTTGATGGTGCCTGATCCGGTCATATTCCCGCCAAGCGTTAGCGTCTTGCCGCTGCCAACGTTCATGGAAACGCTTGTGCCGGAAGCGCTAAAGATAGCGTCAATCGTATCTAAGTTTGTGTTGAGTTTTCCGCCCCACGAATCAGTTGACGCGCCAACTTCGGGTTTGGTCAGTTGCAAATTCGTTGTCGTGGTATCAGCCATTATGCTGCCTCTCTAAAAGGTGAAACTTGTGGCGTCCAAGTTTTTGATGGAACGGTTTGCACGGTATAACCGCTCGCCACAACGGTTTGCGGCACCCATGTGTCACTTGGGTCTGATTGGTCGGACCATGACGTTGGATCAACCGTAACGGTTGACCATGAATCAGTTGGGCCTGGTACAGGCTCCCATTTCTCAACGCCTGTTGCGCTAACGCCTGAAGTAGCCGCAATCACTGCTTGAGCCAATTGGCGCACACCGCCTGCGGCCAAGAGCGCACTTGTAGCGCTTACAGCGACAGCGCCCGATGCGATGCGGTTAGCAGCCGCGCTAACTTGCGATGTTGCGCCAACGCTTACCGCGCCCTGCGCAAGGCGTGTTCCAACGTTCGTGGTTGCCGATGCTGCACTAATCGCAACAGCGCCTTGCGATACGCGGCTTGCTGCAACACTTAAAGTGGATTGCGCCGTGACGCTTGTAACGCCTAAACCAATGCGCTGTCCGGCAACTTGTACCGTTGAAGCGGCAATAATTGCCGCTATGCCTAAGCCAACACGCTGTCCTGAAGCGCTAACAGCGCTTTGTGCGGCAATAGCAACGGACGCGTCTTGATATGACGCCTGCCCGTAGATATTGATGCCATAGACGCCAGCGCCGTAACCGTTCATCAGTCAAGCGTGATGTCGAAATCGCCTGCGTTGAAGCGAAAGACATCATTGGTTCCTATGGATTTGGATGCTGTCAGTTGACCAACGGCAAGCATATTGCCGGAAGTGCTGGCGTCGTAAAGCGCCGTATGTGTGATAGTTCCCCAAGATCCTGATGCGGTAGGAAACTCAACGGCTGATGTATTTGCGGCGGCAGACCCGGAAACGGTAAACGCCATGGATTGACGCAAATAACCATTGCCAGACACTTCATTACTTGACCCTGATTCACCAGGATCAGCAGTAAAAAGACCAACATAAATGGTTGCCGGAGCCGAGTAGGCCGACCCGCCAAACACATGCGCGAGCACTTTGTTTTCAAGGTAATCTGAAAATGAATTAGCCATGGAGTTATCCCATCGGTTTGGCGCGAACGCGTGGTGTCGTGCCGCTGTAGTTAGCGCGTTCTTGCTCTAGCTTCATTGAGGTAATACCGCGCTCATAGGCGGCATTCCATACAACAATGCGGTTATCGTCTTGCAGATATGGCGCTGATTGAAGCAATGCGCCATAAAGGTAAAGATCAGGATGCTTGGTAAGCAACCAATTTGATGTGTTGGTGTCAGATAGCGCCGCAATCTTGCTGTAGTAAGTCATTTGTGCTTGCGTCGTATCCGTCCCAGGCGATGGCACAACCTTAAACGTATCGCCAACAATCGTGTAGTAACGCGGCGTACCAGCCGCCGAAAAATAACGCGTAAAGTAGTCATCAGCCTGTTCATCGCTCAGGTACTCCAATTTGGTTGGCGTGGTGAGCAATAGCACCAGATTTTCCATTTCAAGAAAATCCGATGGCAACTGTGTGTACTCGCTATCAATCGTCGCGTTGGCACGCGTAATCATTTGACGAACCCTAACGGTTCGGTTGAACTCGGCCTCGGCTAACGTAATAAAGTCAGCAATAGCAGACGTTAGATCGCTTCGATTAAGCCAATCGGCAATCGACGTCTTGAGTTCCAAGTAAGTGGATAGGGCCATCAGGCAGCGTCCTTTTTACGCAATTCGGTCTTAAGACCAATGCTTTCGCGGTATGCGTCTTCTTGCGGACGGATTGCCCAAGTATGCTGATGCTTATATTCCCAGGTTCCGATGTGACCAATGTGCTTTGACAGGTCATGATCAATATACAACGGAATCGCATTATCCCGCAACAGCTTGCAAAAATAGATGTCTTCGCCCATATAGCCGTTTGCCGCCACATCCCATGGTGTAGCGAACCAAGGCGGCTCGATGGCGCGAAACACGTTTGTGTCAATCATCATGACGCCCGTACCTACAGCGTCCACTTGCTCAACACCCGTGTCTTCTTCACCGGTGTAAACAGGAACCTTAC